TCAACGACAGCATTACTGGAGTTAAGTTTGAATAATTTATTATTGGCAGCAAATAAAACAGTTGACGTACCATCAGATTCAATAAGTTCATGTAATGCTTGAACTTCGTTAGAACCTAAAGAACCAGAACTAGAGTTTACCTTTGCGTAACCTTTTCTTGATCCAATACGGCCATATTGGTCAATAATACAATTCGTCGCATTTAAAGCAAAACCAGCAGCTAAGTCTAAAGGAGAGTCTTGGGTGTTTAATCCGAAGAACCCTGGGGCTGCGATAGCAAATATTTGAAGTGGTTGCGCCATTAGATAGCAATAAACTCTTGAGATTCAGGATAACGAGTGGCTTCTAAAGCAATGTAATCAGAGAGCATTTGACGATAAAGAGCATAAGCCTCAGAACTGTTAAGACCGCCATCTTCACCGCGTTCGACTAAAGCCCTAGCGTATGCGTTTTGAATTACAAGATCCTCTGATACTTTAATAACAGTAGAATCTGAAGACAATTCAGCTTGGGGAATAATCAGCGAGAATTTAAGAGAGTAAACAGTATCAGGAATAGGGAATACATTTACTTTCGTATCGTAACTACCGTCTACTCCGTTAAAGGCAAAATAAGTAGGGATATTCTGAGCAGGAGTTCCAAAGCTCAAATACCGATTCATCTCAGCAAATGAGATGTTTTGCATAGGAATTTCAGATGTAACATTCAATACATCAGAAACGCGGAATTTAGATCCGCTTCCAGTAACAGAATATGAACTAACTCCAGCAGAGGTAGTTACTGTTACGTTAGTGAATAATGCGTTCCAGTTAAACGCATCCTCTATTTGTCGTTTTGCATCGTTTACAAATCGACCAATAAGAGTAGAGTAAGATGTTTGCGTGACGGTTGATACCTGGACTTCACGGAGCCTGACCAGAACATCATTAACCGCTTGTAAGTATGTTTTGCTCATTCTCTTTGATTGCCTTTAAGAACAAATGTCATTGCAACGGCGAAAGCACTACCTGCTTCTGGAGTTACTCTAACTTGATCGCCTTCCTCCAAAACTATATAAGAGCCACCATCCAATTCAAGATAGTCTTTAGCGTTAAATGTATATTGGCTCAAAAGATCATAAGAAACGGCGGTGCTGGAGTCATACCAAGTTAAAGTTATATGCTTGGTAGATCCACTTGTATTGTGGATATAAGTAAGGTTCCATAGCGCACGATAACCTGTCGGCACTGTATAAAGTGTCGAGGTTGAGCCAGCAGTCGGGGTTGCGCCTACAGAAAGTTCCCGCATCAGAATCCCTTAAATATCAGTAAGGAGGCCCGATGCGGGTTGTCACCTAGAGGTTTTGCAGAGAATACCATAAATCAAAAGCAAATCACCACTTAACCCTTGAAGATATAGCATTACACATTTCAATAAATTTATCTTGAGGGTACTTATTTTTGCACATATTGACCATAATATGAACCCATTGAATATTACCTACTTTATAACCTTTTGATGAGTCAATTCTGTCAAGACTTGCAGTACATTCACCATAATTCATATTTAGTTGCCAACCACTAAGAGCACATTTTCCTGTATAGCAACCAATAAAATCTTTATAGTCAATATCCCACTCAATACCTCTTGTATTTGCTAATTTCCTGAATCTGTTATAAAGCCTTCTCTCATTGCCAATAGGCAAGTTTTCAGAAAATCCTTTAGATTTTGCAACACATTTTTTGCATTGCCAATCAGATAGTTGACTCTGTTTTGCGTGATCCTTTCTGGTATATGCCTGCTCAATTCCACAACAAGAGCAGCGAGAACACCATTTTCCATCGCTGTTTTTATATATATCAACATTGCTTAAAATATTGCTGTAATGTACCTTGCAATACCTACAGTTTTCTTTTTTAAGCATCCTAAGTGCACTGGCTTTTGTAGAAAATAAACTGGCCTTTCCGCACTTACAAACAGCCTTCCATTTTGTTTCGTAACGCTCAACCCTGGAATCCAATATTGGAAGCATAATAAACATATCCCATACCATTTAACAATGGTATCAGTATAGTCCATTTTACCTTTGAACTCCACCAACCCGCGGATAGCTTACCTTTAGCAATGTTTTGTGCGTGTCTTGCTTTAAATGATTTCCGTCGAGCTTTATCTGCTTCTGATTCTCCAGCTTTGGCGGGAGAGCCAGATACACCTTGTTGACCAAAACGAATCAATTTAACAGTATCACCAGACTTAGCCAAAACAGCATGGCTTTTAGTCGGATGACTTGGGGTTCTCTTTGGTTTGTTAAAACCTTGAAACTGCTCTTTACCCCTTTTAATCATTATCGACCTCTTTTAACAGTCTTTTTGGCTGCTTTAAACGCTTTCGCGGTAGGTGCGCCCTTAGTTCCAGGCTTTCTCATTTTCTCACCGCTACCAGCGGCGATCCTAGCGCGTTTAGCATGGATATTTGAGTAGAGTCCTTGTTTCATTTGCGCTTCTTTGCCATTCCAGCTTCAGAGAGAGCAATAGCAATTGCCTGTTTTTTAGATTTAACTACTGGGCCTTTCTTTCCAGAATGTAGACTTCCGGCTTTATATTCCCGAAGGACTTTAGCTACTTTCTTCTGACCTTTCGTTGCTTTCATATTTGCCTTTCGTTATGGGGCCACCGACTAACCAGGCATCGCAAGTACGGTCGGCAGCGCACTTGAAATGGAACAGTTCACAGTATCCTAATTTAGCTGTTTCAATGACCTGTTCTTCATATTCCATAGGGCTTTTTTCTTCGCCTTCCATGCCATTTTTAATACATTCAAGCATCTCAGGGGTTTGAATAAAAGCAGCGCAATTCCCACAGCGCATAGTCTTAACTTGATCGGTGGGGGTGTTATACATCTTGGCTTTTTTAAGCCAAAACGCATCATTAGGTTCATTAGGATTTGCAGGGCCGTAACCATACTCTTTAAAAGCATGATTCCTGTTTTTAAGGTTAATTTCTACGTCCTGAGTAGCAATAGGACATTTAGACCCAAACAATCCATTTTCCATAATTAACCCGATTTCCGTGGTCGGCCAACTTTAACTTTAGGAGCTAAAAAAGGGATATTTACCCTTTCCTGTGGTTCTTCCTTTTCTTCATCAATACGGACATAACCGGCGTGTCCTTTCATTGATTCAATATCGTGCGGTAAAACAAACTCAACTGTATTGCCACTTTGTAGACATTTATAAAGTGCCATATTTCCCTCTCAAAAGAAGGAAGGGCTACCTTTCGATAGCCCCTCCAACTAATTAGGCCGGAACAGCCAGAGCGTAGGCGGAGCTAGAAGTAGCCACACCAGCGCTTCCCGACGTACGCATCGCCTTAACACCGTACAGGGTATCGGCGGTGTACAGCGTAGCCAGATATTCCTGTTTGTATTGGGTTTGCGAACGGATACCAACTTGCTCAACCAGAACCATCGAGTCACGATGACCCATCAGGCAGATACGATCCGCACCGCTGTTACCCGCGCCGGTGTCGGCGTTGGAGGTAACGAACACGGGCATACCGTACAGGTTGCCAATTTCACCATTACGGATGGTGTTGTTGGAACCAGCCTCACCAACGAACGCTTGCTCAGTGTAACGAGCGAGGCCCATCAGCGTATTGCGGCTCGACGGCGGGATGATGAAGAAACGACCGTCCATCGGAACGTCGTTGTCATCAAGACGCTGAATCGTGCGACGAATCGCAGCGTCCGTCAGAGCAGCAGCGTTCGAGGTCGTGCTGTTGTACGCGGTCGTGCCATCCGAACCGATGTACGCTTTGGTCGTGGTGTTCGACGTAGCGTAGTCGTTCGTGCCAACGGTAGCGCCGTTGAAAGCGCGGCCCAGGCGGATCAGGTCGGTATCGACTTGACGAGCCAGAGCGTAGCCAGCGTCTTCCGTGTAGAAAGAACGCAGCGAGGACAGGGCTTGAACTTCAACGATGTCTTCGATCAGGCGGCTGTATTCGTAGTGCTTGTCGATCAGGACTTGCACTTCGTTTTCCGTCGCGGCAATCAGGGTAACGGCGGTCGAAGCAGCTTTGGCCGAGGCCGAACCACGGGTGGGCGAAGGAACGTGAACGGTGTCACCTTTCTTGCCTTTGTAGTTCATGCGTTTGACCAGATTGGCCGCAACAAGGTTTTTCTTGTATGCGGCAACAATCTCATCACTCCAGATTTCCGGAATGAAGGTTGCTGCGGTGGTGGTGGTTACTGCTGGGGTAGGGAAAGCCATAGTTAATTCTCCTTAGATTATTTAACTCTGCCCTCTTGATATGCTTTCATGATCTCATCGCTGAGAGCTTCATATCGTTGAGGGTCAGTCATTTTTAAACGGATCAGGTCAGCCCTACGGTAGACTCGACGCGAAGACTCTCCAGAACCACCGGTATCAACGGATGCGGCTTTAAGACTTTGCTTGCGGACTTCTTTACCATCATTTTCCGTTTGCTTTGACTTAATTGAACGCAACGCTTTATAGGTGGATAACAATTCATTAGCACTGTCGTAATCAAACTCACCGTCTGCTTTAGCGTAAAGCCCAAGACGTACAGGGCTTTCTTTAACCCAATTAACAAAGTCATTGTTTTGAACAATGTCAACGTAATCAGGATGGTCTTTGCTGAGTTTTTGTTGAATCTGCATCTTTTTAAACTCATACGTGGCCTGTTTTGCAGCTAAAACATCAGGATGTCGATCTACAGTATTCTGAATAGCTCTTTTCGGGTCTTCAAAGAAATCTACTTCAGGCTCTTGCTGCTGGATGTTTTCTTGATTCTTATTGATATTCTGTTTAATGAGTTCATCAGCAAGTTTGCGGACTTCACCGACTTCTTGAGCTTGTTTCCCAATGAGCTTTTCAGCCTCCTGGTGCATTTTAATAATGTCATCCAAAGACTTACCCTGATACTTCTCAGGGATTTCATTAGAATTTTGCTCTACGGTTTCTTCCAACTTTGCTGGTTCTTTTTCATCAATCGTATCAATTTCAGTATCAACTAACATTTTTTTATACCTTTCCTGCCGCTATGGGTTGTAGGAGATTAACTCGCCAATAATTGGTTAAGAGTTAGCTTTCTGTTCCGACTTTAACTTTTCACGATGAATCCGATCAAATCTGCCATGAGCAGAGGGAAAATGACCAGACCATCCTTCCAACTTAAAAGACGGAGCAGAGATTAGGCGCGAAGCTGTCGCGCCGCAGTCACACAGAACGCTATTCTGTTGATATTCAACGTAGCGATCTAATTTATGCCCGTTTTCACAGGCGAATTCATAAATACGTTTCATTTTTCGTTAAGTTCTTCGTAAGCTCTTTCACTTATTTGTTTAAGATTCTTTAACCAAGTAAGTATAGAAAGCTCACCTTTCTTATACTGTAACTGAGACTCACTCTCAATAACTGATATATTGTTCAAAGCATATATCATATTATCAATATCTTCAACAAGGTCTTTCCATCCTTCAGTTGCCATCATGGAAAACCTGTCTTCGTAATACTTTTGTAGTTCAGGAGTCATCTTTTTCTTTTTTCTCTAACGCAGTTTTTAACATTCCATAGAAGGCATCTCGGCCAACCTGTAATTGATCTACGTTAAACCTGGCAGAAGCTAATTTACGATCTAAATCTGCTACATGATTCACAAGAATCTGTTGCTCTTGAGTTAAATCTTCAAACTTATATTCAACACCGTCAATCGTAATGGGGGTTTTTTCGTTTTTTCCCATTTTGATTCTCCTTTTTAAAAAATTTACGGCAAGGTTTTTACATAGTTTTGCGCTTGCTCGACACTCATCGGCGTACCATCGGCATCCTGAAGCTCCGCTTCACCCGCTAGAATTTGAGTCTTGAAGTTGGCGTAGTCAGTGTTGGCGGGGTCGAAGGGAATGAACGCAGTATCAGATAAGCGTTGAACGCTTTGACCGTTTTTTGTGATTTTGTAGGTGTTCATGTCTATAGCTCCGCAGATGAAACAGCAAACCCCCAGTAATAAGCCCCAGCAGTCATGCCTGAACTATCCAATCTGGCAAACCCACTATCCCCGACACCCCACGGCTGCGTAACCGCGAAATCAGTGTTACCAGAGTTAGCCCAAGAGCCAGCGGTATTGTTGTATGAGTACAAAGTCAGGGTTGGGGTGGCTCGCTTTGCCTGCTTAAATGACCACTGAGCGGCGATATTAGTCGTACTTGCTGCAATACCGATAAGCGCGCCAGCAGTTGGGCTGCCGGCACCGGGTACGTCCCCTTGGTTATAAGTTTTTTCGTAATATCTCTGGCACAAAGCCAACTCACGCCCATAATCCCTGCGCTCAAACGGTGTTGCGACACTGCCGACTTCTAGCTGAACGCCTGAAAGGTAAAATGTAGCGTTAATGGTAGATATAAGAGCAACCGTACTATCTGCCCCAACATTTCCAGCACCAGTCCAAGCGCCTGCCGTTCCTGTGTTATCTACACCACTTCCAAGATTCCAGTAAACTCTTAACCCAATCCCATTATCTGTAAGCCAAGTACCAGAAGTATCTCCAGTAATTGTTATTGTTTTGTATTCAAATGTATTAGCAGATGAAATTGTGTAAGTAAACGGATAAGACCTGTTGTATGCACTATTTACTAACGCACCACTAAAAGTTCCGGTAACGCTAGAACGAACCCAAAAAGATAATGTTACAGTCTTGGCTGATGCGCTTCCAAATCCTAAATCAGCAACATTAAACCCTTCAATAATTTGAGTAACATAATATAAATCTGATGCAGCTATTGATGAATCCGCTGTTGTTACAGTTGCAATCATTGAGTTTGTAAAACCTGTTGGCGCAGTTGTTGAGCGTTGCAATGTAAAAACACCAGCAGATGTCATACCTGACCCAAAAAATCTATCAACCGGAAACACAGTGCTACCAGTAGTGTTTACTGTAACACTCGCCCCAGCATTCCTCTGGTCAATCCGCATGTCACCATTGATGATGCGGTTTCTGAACCCAAGGCTGTTATCTGCGGAGATGTTATTGGAGTTGACGGATAGCGTCGTAAACGCACCAGTGGACGGTGTTGTTGCGCCTACCGTTCCATTGATGTTGATTGAGGCTGTACCCGTCAGGTTTGTAACAGTTCCACTTGATGGTGTTCCAAGAGCGCCACCGTTTACTACAAAAGCGCCAGACGATCCTGTATTTACTCCAAGAGCCGTAACTACTCCAGTTCCTGTTGTCGTTGAGCTTATACCTGCGCCGGAACCATTCCCAATAAGCAATGATAAATTTGTAAGAGTTCCAGACTGAGTAACTAAACCGCTTGCGGTATTAACTGCATTACCAACTGCTGTCAGAACACCTGTTCCTGTGGTTGTTGTAGAAGGGGCCGCGCCAGCTCCATTACCAATAACCAAACCATTAGCAGTCAACACTCCAGATGATGCCCAAGTTGTTCCGCTTGAAAAATATGGAATGCCACCAGAAGTTCCGGCAACAGTCAGGGCAAGCGTTCCTGAACTTGTAATAGGAGATCCAGATACCGAAATTAACCCGCCGGTAAAACTTTGTCCTACTGATGTTACTGTTCCACTACCTTTATTGTTAAATGTAGTCCAATCAGTAGAAGATAAATATCCATTAACTGATGATGTTGCTTGCGGGATAGAAATAGCTGGTGTAGTGCCACCGCTAGAGACAATAGGTGATGTTCCAGTAATCGACGTTACAGTTCCCTGGTATTGATCGTTTGATGTAATCGTAAAACTAGGGTAGGTTCCACTGATTGATGTGGTTCCAGCGCCAGTCAAACTTACTACTTGATCTGGAGAGCTATTTGTAATAACGCCAGTTGAAGTGCTGTAACTGATACCAGTACCGGCACTTAAAGATTGACGAGCGCGTGAGTCCAGATAATAAAGATTTGTACCTTCATTGATATTTGTCGTTGTTAGAGAAACGGCTCCGGTCTGTCCGTTGACAGAGGTTACAAGATTTGACTGGTCGATCTTTTGCCAGACCGTTCCATTGAACATTAACCAATCACCAATCTGCCAATCGGTAATACCGTCCAGATTAGTAGACCCTGCTGT